CGACTTTGTGATATCGTGATATAATAGTGGTATTACATAGGAGAACTATATGGCATTAAAGAAAAAAGTACATAAGATACGTGCTCGACCAAAAACTGGCTTAGCGGCAGCTCCATTAGACTGCTTTCGTAAGCTCAGGTTTTATTTTCACTATGAGATGGATCCTAAAGAAATTAGTCCTATCATTAAAGAGTGGATTAAATCTGAGTTTTCAAAAGAAGATGCTAAAGCAATTTTAGCAAATCCAGAATATCACTTTACTATGCATGCGCACTTTGCCGCGTGTATATTTTGGAAAAGTCTTAATTTAGAAATTGATGATGATTATAAGAAGTGGCCTACTGTAGCACGTAGCTATTACGAGGATCTTCTTGAATCTGGTAAAGCAATTCTAAAAGAGAAAGCTGCAGCTACTCCAGATACTGCATCAAATGTCGTTAAGCTGAATCCTCATCAACGACTCATGAACAAGATTAATGATACCATTATGACTGACATTGAGTTGTTATTTGAAGATTGGGCAGATGGAGAAAAAACTTCTCTTGATCTTTATGTACAGTTTAAAAAGCACGGACTTACCGGATCTGCAACTGAGCCTGTACGTAAACAGGTTGAGTTTCAGTTGATTGAATATCGTGATGCATATAGTGGTGAGTGTGAAGATGCTGCTGAAGGCTGGTCACATGTAACAAAGCCTGAGCTCAAGAGGCGTATCAAAGCATTAGAAGAAATGCTATCTGATCTTGATAAGATTAAGAATGCGGCTAGAGCTACGCGTAAGACTCGTATTAAAAAACCAAGAGCAGCTGATAAGCAAGTCGATAAATTACAATACCTCAAAGAATCAAACGAATATAAGATCGTATCGATACTACCAATTCAAATTGTTGGTTCGATGCGCTTATATGTCTTTAATACAAAGACACGTGAATTGATTGAATACATTTCTGAATCTGTATCCGGATTCGAAGTGAAAGGTACAACATTGCAAAATGTATCTAATGCATCTCGTAAAACACGGTTAAGGAAACCAGAAGATTTCCTTGGCATAGTGCAGTCTAAAACACCGAGGCAAATTGATAACGAATGGCAAAAGTTAACTACAAAGACAAGCAAACCCAATGGGCGAATCAATACGGATTGTGTCTTATTACGTTCATTGGACTCTTAGCGATAGCACTTACGTGGGACTATACACCACAAGTAAAAGAAACACCAGAGCCAATAATAGTTGAAGCTCCAGCTGAAATTGTTATTACTCCAATAACTGCCGATGACTTGTTAACTCAAGAATCAATTAACTGTTTAATTCAAAATAGTTATTATGAAGCTCGAGATCAGGACATCGATGCAATTACCGGTGTTGTGCACGTGTCATTAAATCGTTGGAATGATAGACGATACCCTAATGATATTTGCGACGTTATATACCAAAGTAAGGTGGATTACTACGGAAGAATCATACTAAACCAATGCCAGTTCTCATGGTATTGTGATGGTAAGTCTGATAATCCTAAAAATAAAGTGGCATATGAACGTGTATCAGAAATTACCAAAAAAGCTATTATGCTTTGGTATTTAAATATGGATATTACAGATGGATCTACACACTATCACTCAATAAAGGTTTATCCTGATTGGGCAAATACACTCGCTTATACTAAACAGATAGGCGATCATAAATTTTATAGATGGAATTAGCATGATTGAAACAAAGATATTAACGCGTAAAAAGTTTTCAAGTTTGGTTGAATACAAAGTAAGGTTATATAGTCTTAGCTATATCGATGCTTGTTTAGAAGTGTGTGAAGAGGAAGAATATCCACCAGAAGATATTAACAAAGTTTTATCAACGCCTTTACTTGAAAAAATAGAAGCGGAAGCCCGTAAAAATAAATTAGTAAAAGGCTCTACTAGCGCTATGCTGCCTATATGAGATATATGGAACCTTTTGACGCATTCAGATTTTATCAATCAATCAAACTCCATTTTGAGTCTGATTCATATGACGCGGTTAAGTATAACTATAAGACTTCGGCGAATCATAGATCGTTTTGGAAAAGAAGAGATAAGTACTTCTTTGCAAAGATTGGTAAACAATTTGATTCAGCTGAAGAGTTGATAGAATTCTTTGCAGCCCATTTTGTTTCAGGTAACGGATGGGTTGGTGAAATGATTCAGAATGAAAGCACGTATACACAATGGCTTAAAAAGAAAGAAGCTATGACGTATCTCTTTGAACAGGATTTATATAAGCTCAAAGAGATATCTGAAAATTTTGATGATTTATTAGATTGCTCTAATGGTCATCCTGAAATAGTAACTGCGTATCTTAGAGAAGAGATTTCTATCGAGACGGTAGTTATTATAAATAAATTGGTTGGCTTTATGAATAAGGCTGACAAACAGATTACGGAAACTATTGTGTGGCCTGACGTCTCACGTAGAATTCGTAAGTACGCCGCATTCGTTAAGGTTGACACTAAAAAGATGACAAATACTATCTTTAAAGTGTTTACAAACTAAAACGAATGTGTTATAATACAGTATATATTATGCAAAAGTGGATAATACAGTTAATACGGAGAAATACATATGTCTTTTGAAAATCTAAAGCAAAATCGCTCGTCTTCTATCGAAGCCCTCACTAAAGCAGCAGAAGCAACATCTGGCGGAGCTCCTCAAAAAGAGTCTTATGCCGATGATCGTTTTTGGAAACCAACAGTTGATAAAGCTGGTAATGGTTTTGCTGTCATTCGTTTCCTTCCTGCTCCTGCAGGTGAAGAACTACCATGGGTTCGTTACTGGGATCACGGCTTCCAAGGTCCTGGTGGTTTGTGGTACATCGAAAACTCTTTGACTTCAATTGGTCAAGCAGATCCAGTCTCTGAAATGAATTCAGTTCTTTGGAATACCGGTCGTGATGAAGATAAGCAAATTGCTCGTGATCGCAAGCGTCGTCTGCACTATGTCTCAAACATTCAGGTTGTTTCTGATCCTGGTAATCCAGCGAATGAAGGTAAGGTATTCCTTTATAAGTTTGGTAAGAAGATCTTTGACAAGATCATGGATATTATGCAACCACAGTTTGCTGATGAGCAACCAGTAAATCCATTTGATTTCTGGGATGGTGCTAACTTTAAGTTGAAGATTCAGCAGGTTGCTGGTTATCGTAACTATGATAAATCAGAATTTGCTTCTGTGTCTACTGTATCAGATGATGATACACAACTCGAAGCGATTTATAACCGACTCTACTCATTACAAGAGTTTGTAGATCCTAAGAACTATAAGTCTTATGATGAATTGAAAACTCGTCTGAATAGAGTACTTGGTAATGAAAGTGTTATGACTACTGCTGAATCTATTTCGATGGATAAAGTAGATAATACTTCACATTATGAACCAATTGCAGAAGAAACGTCTGCGCCTAGTTCGTCTGATGAGAGTGACGATACTCTAAGTTACTTTCAGAAATTAGCTGCACAAGGCTAATAACTTTAAGGGTGATACTTAGGGAGTCTTCGGACTCCCTTTTTTTATCTGATGAAATTAACAAAATCACTTCTTACAAAATCATCTGCACTGAAGCCTTGCGAGAAGTTATAAGAAGAGGCTGACATGTTATTTACATTAGTAGCTGCATTTGAAGATCCACCGTTAGTGACTGCAATTATTGCTGGACCTGAATTAGCATTAAGCATTGAGTTAGTACCTTCCATAACTCCAGATCCAATATTATTTGGTAGTGATATCGGCATAGATTCGCCTGGTTGTACTATTCTCAAACCATTTGAGTCAAACCTTGGAGCCGATTCTGGCTGAAATTGTATAGGCTGTCTTTCTAGTACTCTTGCTACTTGCCTTTCTTCTCTTTCTAGTACTCTTGCTGCTTGCCTTTCTTCTATACTAGCAACTGGACCAATATCAATACCAAGCCAAGAAATTAATCTACCAAACTTCTCATTAATCCAATCCTGTACGTACCACAACATATCTAATATTTTTTCTGTGATATCAAAATCATCTAATGTTTTTGAGAATTCTTCAAATCCTAATTTTTCTGCAATCCAAGAAATAATATTTTTTAGCCATCTAGTAGGAGCTGTTATTAATTCAATTAATGTCCCTAATAGTATTTCACCCCAACCTGCACCAGAATCAAATAACTCAATGCCTTTCTGGATAGATTCGTATATTGCATATATTGCTGCAACAACTGCTCCGGCAACAACAGCAAATGAAGCAGCTGCTCCCAAGCCACCAATACCAAGTGCTCCTGCTGCGTACATTGCATATATGCCAATAGTTTCTATTGCTGAAACAATTCCAGCCATGGAAATCCCTAATCCCGATATCCATCCGCCTAAAGCCCAAATAGCAGTACCTAATAAACTAATACCGCCCCAAATCAATCTTGCTGTTCCAGTTGGAGATATCATAAATCCAAGTGATAATGCTGCACCAGCTAGTAAACCTGCTAATCCACCAAGGTGCCCTTCCATTTCTTCTTTAGCTGTTTCCCATTCTCCATCAATGATTGCATTTATAGCCTTATATGCATCGCCTAAGTAATCGACAATTGCGTTAAAAGCACCTTTTAAATCTTCCCACAGTTTTTCCCAATCAATAGACTTTAAATATTCTTTAATATTAGTAAAAGTTTCTCCCATTTTAGTAATTAATTCTTCCAATTGCTCAGGGCTCATGAGCAAAAGAGCTAAACCAGTTAATAAGCCTAAAATAGAAAAAGCATTTTTCTTTACTGTACCTACCAAATTTGCAGCTACACCTTTTATACCTTCAGATATTTTTGCTAATATATTATAGTTCTTTTTATTAAATGCAATAGCTTCACGACGTTGTTCTTCTGTTTCAGCTGATGATTTAATTGTTTCAATAATTTTTGTAGTCTCTTCTTTTTGTTCAGGAGTTGACTCTGGATTCTTTAATGCCTTAACAGCTTCTTTGAATTCAGCTAATAGTTCACGCGAGTTATCGTTGGAATCTTTATCCAATTCTTTCAATTGTATAGATAACTCTTTTGTCGACTTCTCTAATAAAGCCGTAGCATTTTGCTCTGCTATTCTTTTAGCTAATTCTTCTAAAGTTGTTGTAGCCATTTAGTTTACCGTCTCTCTATTTTTGCTTTGTGCGGGTTTTAATTCTTTCGTTTTCTTCTTCTATGTACTTATTCAATAATGCTACATATATTTCACGCTCCCAGGGTATCATACTATCTAATTCAGTCAAAGAATACTTATGGTGTTGCATCATAGCAAAATTTGTTTTATAATAGTTTATCAAGCTTTCATGAGAGAGACATATTAAAAAAAACTTTGCATACCTTCTAATAGAATTTTATTTTCGTGTTGGCACTTATTGCATTTAAACTCTATATCGTGTGACACCTTTGGTATTTTACTGACAAAATCAAAGATCTTTTTAAATTGATCTGATGATAATGACTCTACAAAATCTACTAAACTCTGTTGTGTTTCACTTTCAGCAGGATAAATTTCTTCTCCATCATATATTGATTCAATCATTGAAACAACAGTTGATAAAGCTAATTCAGTTTGACTTTGTTTTTTACTCTTATTAGCAGTATATGATCTTTGTAAATCCTTTATAGTTGGATATTTTAAAATTATACCAACGTTATCCGTTAGTTTTAAATTAAAATCATTTACCATTTCGCCTTTGACTTCAATTTCTGTTAAATTAACAGCTGTTTCATTTGAAGTTTCACACTCAGAACATTTAACTAATATATTAGCATTTTCTCCAACAGATTTACTTCTCAATTGCAAGAAAATATATTCTAGGTCAAATGATTTTAATTTATCAGGTTTAACTTTTCCTTCTGTGCATCCTGATATAATATCCTTTAAAGCATTCAACATTTGCATTTCATCTTTTGATTCCATAGCTAACATTAAAAGCTTTTCTTCTTTTACCAGGTACGGACGATAATTTATCTGTTCACCCGTACTTGGTACTGTTAATACATATTTTGGTGCTGCAATTTTTGGTAATGCCATAATCTACTCCAATAATAAATTATCCTATAGTATTGTTTGAGCCACTTGTCAATCGACTTGTTGCCGTACTTATTTCTCCTTGCGCCTTTCCTACAATACCGCTTAAACTTCCGCCGGCACTAGACCCTCCAAATATGTTTCGTACCTCTCCAGATATTTGTGATTTAATATTTGAAAGAGACCCTTGGAAAGGCGTAATAATTGACGTGGTATTTGTTGAAATTTTATTTCTTAATTGTGATGTGATATCGTTTAAGATTGCAGACATCTCAGAATTAAACTCTGCTTTTAATCCTTGTAGTAATGCTTCTTTTTGAGCACCAAGATCTCCAAATGGAGAGAATGGGATAGATGGCATTAATGGATTTGGAAACGATATTGCATCTTTTAACGCTTTTAACATTTCTAATGTTGTTACTAATGAGAAATATGTAGACTGCGTTGTGTAATTATCATACGTCATAGTAACAGTTAATTTTAAAATAGTATTTTCTGCAGTGTTTGACAATTCAACTACTGACATATCAATCGGATATGCTTTTTCTAAATTGACTTTATAGATCATATTGTGTTCACGATCTAACACTGAAATTGTCATATCAGAAACGTATTGATCTTTGTAATAAACTTTCGCATCGGAATCATTGACTACGCAACGCATCCACTTATCAAATAGATTCTTAATATAGAAATCATTTGTAATTAAGAATGTAAGTGTAACATCTGAATTAATAAAGCTGTATGGACGCTTTGTTGCCTGTTGTGTCATACCATGTTCAAAAGTTGTTATCGTGCGACCAGGTAGCTGTACGGATTCACAAATAGTATTGATTAAAAACGGATTAGGAGAAATAGATGCTGGTCCGGCAAAGGTAACAGCAAAGAAATTTGCACGGGCTAATCCACCACGCTTGGCAATATTAGTTTTTAAATCATCTATTGGGTTTGCGTATTTCATTAAACTGATCCTATTATTGCTTTAGACTCTCTCCATACCTTACGCTTATTTGCCTTTGCAAAATCTTCGGTTGGTAAGAATACTGCCGTTTCCCATTCAGATGCCTCAACCATAACCATTTGTCTTTTTACATTTGTTAATAAGTATCTTTTAAAGCATGGTTCAAACCATCTTAATTTTCTAACACTCGTTAACAAACCATAGCTCAATCTAATTCTAGTTGATTCATCATATTTTTTATTGTTTGTAATATCTAATAAACCATCTAACAATTTAGCTCTTAATGGTGGCGCCAAATAATGAAAATTAAGTCCATAGAATCCACCAGGTGCTGGACCAACCATTATGATCAAAGGAAAGCGGTCGTAATATGGTAATGTTTCCTTTGTCTTTGGATCGTAGAAATACATATACATACGACCAGCCATTGGCTTATTCTTTTTGATCAGATTTGGATCTCTTAAAATATTTGTACGATTAATTGTACGAAGAGACTTCATCTTTTCAATAAACCATTTATACGATTCTTGCGTGCGCGCCTCGACCCCAGCTTTCGCCGCTTGATCTCGGTATTTGTTAAAATAAGAAATTGCCATAATTCTATTTATATAAGTAAAAAGGTGTTTACAAAGTCTATTTTATATGATATAATAATAGAGGCACCACGGAGGGGAGAGGTATAATAAGTTATCCGTTAATCAATAACTTAATGCCAAGCTTTTTAAGTGTGTTTTCAGTCCATATTTCAAAGTGATAACCACGGTCATCGGCATACTTTTTTGCTGCTTTCCATTTTGATTCATTTTTAATATATGTCATAACCTCATTGATATACTTCTTTGTTTGTCTCTTGGGCTTTACCGGAGGAGACATTTGACTTTGAGGCTTTATTTCAACTAGTACAATTCTTCCGGTCGAAAATTTTATTTTTAAATCGATAAAATATCTGTGTACTTTATTATCGGTCTTACACACATACGGGATTACAATTTCTTCAGAACACCATGATACAACATCATCGCGATCTTCACACCAACGAAAAGCTTGCCGTTCCCAATGAGAACGATACACCACTTTCGATGGATCACCGGAATATTTTTCCGGTTTTTTTATTCTGTATTTACCTTTGTAAGTCTTCGGCATTCTGTTATAAATAATATGTAGTTACTCTTAATTTTATTTATAACGGATTTAACATGTCTGAATTTGTATATCCACAGTATCTACTTGGAACGCCAAGTAATTTCGTCAAATTTACTGCAAACAAATACCAGTATGGCGGAAAAGGTCCTGAGCTCGGTTCTATTTGTTTCTATCATCCGGCAAATATTGCTTTTGCTGACGGTGCCTCGTATTCGACATTTGACCTAGGACCGTTAAGAAAAGAAATGGCAGGAGCATTAAATAATGATAATATAAGCGATGCAATGACAAACGCTGCTACTACTATTTATAAGGATTCAGAAGACGCTAGTGAATTGCGTACATATTTAGGTATTAAGATTTTAAAAGATGCAGCCGGCGGAATTCTCCCAGGCGCTGAAGCTGCACCTGCAGTTTA